GCTGAGGGTCGTGCCCTGTTCCACGTCCCTGAAGGATGGGTGCAGATCGGTGCTGATGCTTCCGGTTTGGAGCTTCGAGTACTCGCTCACTACATGGCGAAGTACGATGACGGGGCCTACGGAAAGGTGCTCTTGGAGGGTGATGTTCATAGCGTTACGCAGCAAGCGCTTCTTGAATACGTTGGTGAGGGCAAGGTCGGACGAGACAGAGCGAAGACCTGGATGTACGCCTTTCTCTACGGTGCCGGTGACGAGAAGCTAGGCAAGATTCTCGCGCCAGGAAAGACGCCTGAGCAGCAGAAGAAGATCGGCGCTTACTCGCGCAGTCTGTTCCTGAAGAAGCTCGCGGCACTCAAGTACTTACTCGATGACGTAAAGAAGAAGCATAACAAGAACGGCTACCTCATCTCGCTCGACGGTCGTCGTGTCTATACCCGCAGCGAACACTCAGCATTGAACAGTCTGATCCAGACCGCAGGTTCTCTTATTTGTCGCCGTTGGATGGTCGTTTACAATCGCGCACTCGTGGAGTTGTTCGACTCGCCGCCCGGAGGGGGCTGGCTCTATCCGTGGGCTGCGCTCGGCTGGTTCCATGACGAGAACCAGTTGGCCGTGTGGGATGATCCGCTGGTGATCGACGCCACGAAGATTGTGCTCGTCGATTCAATTCGCAGCATGACTGAACATTTCCATTTCAGATGCCCTCTCGATGGAGAGGCGAAAGTTGGAGCTAACTGGTGCCAAACCCATTAGAGGCTGTCCGCGCCTATGCGAAAAGCATGGGCGTTGAGTTGAACGAGCAGGACACCTCCAGCATTCTTGATGTTCCCATCCGTCCGCTCGGTGTTTCGATGCCCCCGGTGATTGCTATTCCAACAGAGGGGGAGGTCCGCACAGCGCTACTGTACGGTGATACGCATTTTCCGAATCACGATCCTAAAGCGTTAGCTATCGTCGGTCAGATCGCAGCAGACTTGAAGCCTCACGTCCTGGTCCACATGGGCGATTTGCTCGACTGCTATTTGCTCTCTCGGTTTGATAAGAACCCTGAGCGCATGGAGACGTTGCAGGACGAGATCAACATGGCGCGGCAACATCTCGCGCAAATGAGACTGCTGACTCCTGATTCTCAGTTCATTCTACTAGAAGGAAATCACGAGGATCGTTTACGTCGTACCCTCTGGAACTTGGAGGGCACAGCGAAAGCGCTCACCTCGCTAACCAACTTCCGCAAATCACTGACGTGGTTTTCGTTGCTTGGTCTCGATGAGATCGGTGTGACGTTCGCGCCATACGACGGCACACAGTCGAAGCACAAGTTCCTGCCCAAGTGGATTCTGAAGCATGGGACCATCATCCGAAAGTTCTCTGGCTACACAGCACGCGGAGAGATGGAGAAGTACGGACGCTCGGGAGCATCAGGCCACACGCATCGTCTCGGCGCGCATTTTCATCAGGATCACAATGGCAATCACTGTTGGATTGAAACTGGTTGCACCTGCTCGTTGAACCCCGAGTACATGGTCGATCCGGATTGGCAGCAGGGCTGCGTCGTACTGACCTTCGAGCCAACGACTGGTGCCTTTCAAGCTGAACCCATCTACATCCACAACGGCCTCGCCGTCTGGAGAGGGCGTGTCTACCGTGTCTAAACGAACACTTCTCATCGACGGTGACACGCTCATTTACGAAGCAGCCGCAGCCCACGAATACGAGGCACAATGGGAGGAATGGCTGTGGACAGTGCATGGCGATCTCACTGCCAGCATCAAGCACCTCGATGATACCGTAGCTGAAATCAAAGATGGGCTCAAGGCTGACGACATGATCGTCGCTCTGAGTGATGATACGCGCTGGCGTCCTGATGTGATGCCCGAGTACAAGGGCAATCGCAGGAAGACAAGGAAGCCTGTCACCTACAAGGCGATGCGCGAGTACTGTCGTGAGGTCTATACAGTCTTCCAGCGCCCGACGCTCGAAGGCGATGACGTGCTTGGTATTCTCGCTACGCATCCGAAACTGGTGGAGGGCGAGAAGATCGTTGTCTCCATTGATAAAGACATGCTGACGATTCCAGGTCTGCATTTCAACTACGCGCACGCGCGCGGCAGTGAGAACTACGAGTCGTTCATCAGGCCGGTCACAGAGAATCAAGCCGATGGCTTCCACCTATTCCAAACGTTGACTGGTGATACAGCGGATGGCTACAAAGGCTGTCCTGGTGTTGGACCTGTCAAAGCGGAGAAGCTCCTCGAAGGTCAGCGCTTTTCAGAGGCGTGGCCTATCGTAGTCGCAGCCTATGCGAAGGCTGGTCTTGGTGAAGAGATCGCGCTTCAGAATGCTCGTGTGGCACGCATCTGTCGCTACACGGATTACGACTTCAAGAAAAAGGAGGTTGTACTTTGGAATCCGAATTCGTTTCTTGTAGAGGCGGCACCTGTGAAAGCGCGGACAGTTGCGCTCTCGTAGGCCGCTGTCTTTACCGCTCGTCTGCTGACGAAGCAAAAGAAGTTCTCAGTGCTGCGCGGACAATTGCAGTGACTCAGGAGGTTCGTACTTTTCCGACTGGTGCAACACGCAATGTGGAAACCACCAAACTCGACTACGAGGGTTTTCTTTCTCCGCTCGCTCTGCGTCGGTATGCAGAGTACATGCATAAGCACAGAGTACAGTCCGATGGTAGTACTCGCGATAGTGATAACTGGCAGAAGGGCATCCCTATCGCCTCGTACATGAAAAGCATGTGGCGACATTTCATGGACGTTTGGATGTGGTATCGCGGTTACCAGGAGATGTCAGAGGAAGAGCTTTGTGCATTGTTCTTCAACGTGCAGGGACTGCTGCATGAGCGTGTGAAGGCTAGGCTCAAATGAAGTTGTATCTCGCCGGGCCTATGCGCGGGTATTCAGAGTTTAATTTTCCTGCGTTTCATCAGGCAGCAGCAGAATTGCGGGAAGCTGGTTACGAAGTCTGGTCTCCTGCTGAACGCGATCTCAACGAAGGCTTTAATCCTCAGACCGATCAAGCTCGTTCTCTCAAGTATTACATGAGACTTGATTTGCCAGCTGTGCTCGATGCGGATGCCGTTGCTGTTCTTGAAGGATGGGAGCGTTCTACAGGTGCAAAGCTTGAAATCTACGTTGCTCGGGCGTGCGGAATGCCGGTGTATACCGTCGAAACCATCCTCGATCATCGCCTGATTCCGATGGACTGCTAGCAACGTGCTAGCAAACAGGTTAGAGGGTTCCGGCTCCCTAACTCTTACCACATAGGCTCCGGTAGGAACCATAGACCTTTCATGGCAGATACCCCGATACCCCCGATTTCTAAGGCCCTGGTCGATTGGCTAAACCGCCTGTTTCCAGACCGTTGTCCGAACGTCAACATGAGTGATCGAGACATCTGGATAGCAGCCGGTCGCGCCGATGTGGTTCGTAAGCTCGCCCACGAACACAACCAGCAAGCCACTCGCGTTTTGGAGCCATAACCGATGAGCAGTCCCGTTTTGCCGTCGCTGCTTGTTAGCACACGGCTCCCTTCATTAGAAGAGCTAACGACTCAGTTGAATGGACTCATGGCGCGTCTCGCGACATATGAAGGAAAGAGTAGCATGTTTGCCTACATTCAACGGAAGACGTTACAAGAAAACATCACCAAGAAGCAGCAGCAGATCACGCAGCTACAACACCCCACCGATCAGTCAGGCGTACCTCCAGCCCCGGACGCCGGAGCCATTTTCGGCCCTCGCATCGAGACCCCGAAGGTTGGCTTTGATGATCTGAAGATCAATCTCCCGAGATAACTACGGATGCCTGACGACAACAAACAAGAGCAGCCCCCTGTGGTGACAGCCTCGGGTCGATACACGCAACTAGAAACTCTGCGATCCCCTGTGTTAATGCGGGCGCGTGAGTGTTCTATGTTAACGATTCCCGCGCTACTCCCACCGGAGAGCACGAACGATACCTCACAGTTACCGACGCCATTTCAAAGCGTAGGTGCGCGGGGCGTCAACAATCTTTCCTCGAAGCTTTTGCTCGCGTTGTTTCCTCCTGGTTCATCGTTCTTCCGCTTAAAAGTGGAAGATTTCTTGATGGACAAGTTGAAAGCGCGCGGTGGTGATGATCCTACAGCAGAGATTGAGACAGCGCTGGCGAAGGTGGAACGCGCCACGCTTACGAGAATGGAACAGAAGGCGTGGCGTCCTGTTCTTAGTGAGTGCAAGAAGCATCTCATCGTGGCAGGCAACGGTCTTCTGCAAATCCTCAAGGGCGGCGGGCTGAAGTTTCACAACCTCGCCAACTATGTCGTTAAGCGCGACGTATCTGGTGAGCCGTTCGAGATCATCGTTCGCGAGGGCCTCAGCAGAAAGACTTTACCACCGCTGGTCAAAACAATCGTTGACTCGAAGACTAGCGCTCAAGGTGCGCCACCTGCTGCAGATAAAGACGGCGACACGATCTGGCTGTACACCTGGGTGAAAAAACAGGACAACGGCTCGTGGAAGGTGCATCAGGAAGTACTCGACGTGCTTGTTAAAGGGACAGAGGGAACGTATCCCAAAGATAAGAACGCTTGGATCGCTGCCCGTTGGACTGCCATTTCTGGTTCCGACTATGGCCGTGGACACGTCGAGGAATATCTCGGAGACCTTCACTCTCTTGAATCCCTCAGTCAATCCATCGTTGAGTTCGCTGCTAATGCCTCGAAGATCATTTGGATTTTCGATGAGGGTGGTGTCACGAGTAGAGAAAAGATCGAGAAAGCTTCAAGCGGTTCGATGGTCGAAGGCGCTGTCAGCAACGGTAAGCCGAAAGACATCGCAGTCATGGCGATGGAGAAGTTCCCCGATTTCCAGGTTGTCAAAGCGACAGCGGACGAAATCGAGCATCGCATGGAGCAAGCCTTCCTTCTTAATAGCAGCATCCAGCGTCAAGCTGAACGTGTCACTGCGGAAGAAATCAGATTCATGGCAGGAGAGTTGGAGCAAGCCCTCGGTGGCACCTACTCAATTCTTGGCCAAGAATTGCAGCGTCCACTCGTGGTGCGTCTGATGTTGGAGATGCAGAAGGAACGCAAATTGCCCACGCTGCCTGCTGATCTCGTGAGTCCTCAGATCATTACTGGTCTTGATGGGCTTGGACGTTCGAGCGATCTGATGAAGCTCGATCTTCTACTTGCAGGTGTCGCACAGGCGTTCGGGCCTGAAGCTGTTGCTGAGTACTTCAGCGCAGGCGCTTATGGTAAGCGTCGTGCAGCGGCTCTCAGCATTGACATCGAAGGGCTCGTGCGTTCTGAACAAGAAGTACAGCAATCCCGCGCGCAGAAAGCGCAGCAGGCTATGCTGGAGAAGACTGCGCCTGCTGGTATCAAAGCGATGTCAGATCAAGCGGTGGCTGCTCAAAGCGCCGCCGCTCCCGCGTAGCAACAGTAACCAAACACTGAAAAGGAGTAGCACTGATGGTGCTGAATCCAAGGCTTCCTCGCGTCCCAGGTAAAATGGGCGAGGATGGTCATAGTGAAGGTCTAGCAGATCAGAACGAGTCTGTGTCTGCGCGTGAGCGCTCCGGCGAGTCTCTGTCTGAACTCGGTGATGGCCCGAAGATTGGGAAGAATGGCGAATATCAGCCTGCGAAGTACAAGCAGATTACTACCGTCCTGACGGCGCAGGGGCCGGTTTCAATCGAACAAACGATTGAAGACCGCTAAATGACACAGGTCACGACTTCAACGGACATCGCCCCTGATCCGAATGCAAAGCCGCAGGACAACATCAGCGGCGATGCGAACAAGGTGATTGTCGATCCGAATAAACCAGCAGGTGACAAGCCTGCTGAGAAGTTGATTCTCGGAAAGTACAAGACACAGGCTGATCTCGAAGCGGCGCATGTTGCGCTGGAGAAGAAGCTCGGTGAGCAGAAATCCGAGATCACTCCAGAGCAAGCCCGTGAAGCTGTAGAGAAGGCCGGTCTCGACATGGCCGCTCTTACGCAGGAGTACGCCGCGAACAAGGGTGTCCTTTCCGAGAAGACCATCAAAGCTCTCGAAGCTAAGGGTATCAATCGCGCAACAATTGACGCTCATATCAATGGCCTCAAGGCTCAGTCTACACAGATGCGTCAGGAGTTCGCGCAGGTTGCTGGTAGTGAAGAGGTGTTGAAGAGCGTGCTGGAGTGGGCGGCGACGAATGGCGATCCTGCAGCGGTCAAGGCGTACAATGACGCCATTGACGAGGGAAACGTCGTTGTTGCAAAACTTGCTCTACAAGCAATCGGCACCAGCTATAACGAAGCTGTAGGAACTGATCCTGCGCTTCTTAATGGCGATGCCGGTTCTGATAGCGGTGTCCAGCCATATACCGCCCCTGCTCAGGTAACAGCGGCAATGCGTGATCCTCGATATGCTGACGATCCCGAATATCGCCAGTCTGTTGAGCGGCGTTTGGCAAAGTCAAACGTGTTTCAAGTCAGATCGAGCAACAGGTAAATCGCGATGGGAATAGTTAACGCCCTCCTCGGTCCTGTGAAGAATCTGTTCGATGGTGCTGTTAGTATCATCAACAGCATTAAGGGCGGATCGCCTGAAGAGAAGAACGCAGCTACGCTCGCGCTCGCACAGCTTCAGACCAACTTTCAAGCGAAGCTGGTTGAAGCCGATTTGCAGTTTGCTCAAGCACAGCGCGATGTCATCGTGGCGGAAGCTAGCGGTCATTCGTGGCTGCAACGCAACTGGCGTCCGATGCTCATGCTGTTCTTCGCTTTCATCATTGGCACAGTCGTCTGGACTGGCGGTTACATTAACGGTCGTCAACTCGACCCCGCATTCGTGATGGAAATTCTTTCCATTGTGAAGATCGGCCTCGGCGGCTACGTCGTCGGACGGTCGGCGGAGAAGATCGCACCGCAAGTCGCAAGTATCTTCAAGAAGTAGACCTTCCGGCTCCCGGCAGCGCCCTATCCCTAAGTTCCCCCTCCTTTCTTGGGGCTAGGGAGATGGCTGTCGGGAGCTTTTCTTTGGTCACGTATAGCTCAAAGGTAGAGCGCGGGGGTCCTTACACCGGTTCATCGGGACGGCCTCGGTTGCGAGTTCGAGTCTCGCTGCGTGCATATAAGTCGGACGGCGTATGAATCGCTCAAGGCATGGTAGCCTTGCAGCCCCTCGGTTACCGCCTTGGTGTTGTCCGGCTTAGAACTTCCTATAAGCATCGTCTCTTTTCAGAGAGATGCGTCAAACCTCATGCAACACCGAGAAGTAACTGAGGCCCACTGCGGTGGACACCCTGAGAGAAAACCGGCGAGCTAAGAGGAGAGACGACGTTCGCAATTAAACGTCAACCTCTTTTTCTCACAGGATGTAGAAGCAAATGGCTAACATGACGCCCAATCGCTTTGGGCAATTGAACCAGGCTGGCGATCCCGATGCCTTGTTCTTGAAGGTCTTCGCAGGCGAAGTCCTGACGGCCTTCGACGAGACCAACGTTGCGAAGTCGCGCAGCATGGTCCGTACGATTACCAGCGGTAAATCGGCACAGTTCCCTGCCTCATGGAAGGGTACTGCCGCGTATCACACGCCCGGCACGCAGTTGCTTGGTACCGGTGTGGGCCTCAACGAGCGCACGCTCATCATCGACGATGTTCTGATCGCTGATCGTTCTGTCGCGCAGATCGACGAACTCAAGACGCACTACGACATTCGCTCGATTTACTCGCGCGACATCGGCATGGCGCTTGCTCGCGCATTCGACAAGAACCTCCTCCAGGTGGCTATCCTCGCGGCTCGCGCTGCGGCGACTGTTTCTGGTGGAAACGGCGGGTCAGTCCTCACGGACGCCGCGTATCTCACGACTGTCGCGAACCTCGAAGCTGGCCTCTTCACTGCAGCTCAGAAGTTCGACGAGAAAGATGTACCCGAGAGCGACCGCTACGTTGGCATCAAGCCCGCGCAGTATTACCAGTTGGTCGCCAGTTCGTCCAAGGTCATCCACAGCGATTACAACCCGACCCCGAACGGTGGTTATGCTCAGGGTAAGGTCTTCCGTATCGCTGGCATGGAGATCGTCAAGACGAACAACCTTCCGCAGTCGAACATCGCTACCGGCCCTGCCGCTTACCAGGGCAACTTTACGACCGTGGCTGCGCTCGCCTGGCAGAAGGGTGCTATGGGTACTGTCAAGCTGCTTGACCTCGCGGTTGAGAGCGGCTGGCTCATCGACTACCAGTGCACACTGATCCTCGGGAAGTACGCCGTGGGTCACGGCATTCTGCGCCCTGAGTGCGCGGTGGAGTTGAAGACTTCGTAATAAAGGACTAGGGGCGCTAACAATTAGGCCCCCATTTCTTTTTACTTTCTTCTTTCTACTAACTCAAGGATCACCAGAATGACTACTAGAGCACTCGCCGCTCAAGGCGAACAGGTAATCAACACGGACACGTATGTGTCTTCAGCGTTGGCGTTCAGCGTGCAGGCGTACCTGCCGAAGATCAATGACGGTTCGGGCGGCTCTGTGGCTGTCGATTACGATATTCGTGTCGAAGTCACTGGCGCTGCTCCCGTCGAACTGCTCGCGCAGAACGGCAGGCGCGTTGGTGTCGTTCCCGGTCGAAGCCAAGCTATCGTCGTGGCTCGCACTGGAACAGTACAGGCGGAACCGGATGATTGGAATTTCTTCATTCGTCCCAACACGCCTAACGCTTTCGCTACGATCAGCGCGGCCTACTCACAGGCTGAAGTTCAGACTTTGCGTACTTGCCTCGTCGATCACGGCTTGATGAAGGCCGAGTAACATCCGAAATACCTCGAACCGGGGGATGGGGATTTCCTCCCTGTCCTCCGGTTTTTTTTTCTCCCTTCTTCTACTATAAGAGACCATGCCTTCAGTTATCACCAACCTCGCTCCGATGACAGAGCTTGAGGCAGTCAATGCAATGCTGTCATCTGCCGGGGAAGCTCCACTTCCTGTGGGCACTGATCTCAGCACCGTCATCAATTCTGATGTAATCATGGCGCTGAACATTTTGCGGAATGCAGCGCGCGATATCCAAAGCATGGGTTGGAAGTTCAATACAGAGTTTGGATTTCAGCTAATACCCTCCACGGCTAACCCCACTTCACCTTACGATTGGGTGGATAGCGCCGGGGTACACACAAATCTCAACGTCTTTCTACCACCCGCGAATCTCTTAGGGTTCGCCGTCACTCCGATCAATGAGCAGCAGGGTTACCAGTTCGTAGACACAGTGATTCGTCCGTCGCGTAAAGTACTTGTTGCTTCGGTTCCAATCCTGGTCTTTTATGATCGCGTGCTTAACCGTGATGGCTTCCCCGTTACTGAACGACCATACCTCTACATCGACCCTGTGTGGGCGTTTGATTTCGAGAAGACACCCGAAGAGGCTCGCAGATTCATTACGATCCACGCCGCTCGTCAGTTCGTACAGCAAATCGTTGGTTCACAAACGCTTGCCAGCTTTACCGATCAGGATGAACGCCTCGCCTTCAGAAATCTTAAGAGAGCCTTTGGCGAGGAAGATGATTTCAACATGCTCAGGAACACCGACGTGTCGAAACATCTTGGCAATCGTCCTCGATTTGGTGGCTGGATCAGCACTGATCCTCGTCGTAAGAGCCCGTCCTAATGCTCATTGCACAGTCACTCGCCAACCTGTTGAATGGTGTGTCGCAGCGTCCTCAAGAGCAGCGGCACTCCTCGCAGGCCGAGGCGCAGAAGAACGGTTTCTCACACCTCGTGCGTGGGCTGATGAAACGCCCTCCGCTTGTGTATCTCGGGAAGCTCACCGCAACGATCACCGGTTGGTCAACAGCGTTCGTGCATTCGATCAACAGGGATGAAGTTGAACGCTACCACGTAGCAATTGCCAATGGCGATGTGTTCGCTTACGACGCGCTGACGTATGCGGCGGTCACAGTGATTGCGCCTCAAGGCAAGGCGTATTTGACGGATGGTAGCAAAGGATTTCGTGCCGCGACTGCTGGTGACACTACGGTCATCGTGAACAAAGGAACGACGGTTAAGCGCGGTGCGAAGAAGACTGATACCGCCAAGTACGAAGGGCTTGTCTATATTCGGCAGGCCGACTACGCGACCACATATCAGGTCACACTGAATGATGTTCCGGTGGCGATCAAGACTGTAGGCGCCGCTACTGCTCAGTCTCGCGAGTCTCTCAGCACTGAGAAGATCGCGATTGATCTTTACACTGCGCTAAAAGCAGAGCCGCTACTCGCGATGTTTACGTTTACGCGGTATGGCTCGACTATTCATATCATCATTGGTTCTCTCGGTGCTACAGATTTCAAACTGGCTGTCTTTGACGGCCTGTCGGATAAGGGGCTCAAAGCTGTCAAGGGTTCCGTACAGGATTTCGCAGACCTTCCGCGCAAAGCTCCCAATGGATTCGTTGTAGAAGTTGCTGGTGATCCTGAGTCCACTCTGGACAACTATTGGGTGAAGTTCGATGACAAGGGAAACCCTTCACAAGAAGGTGTCTGGCGTGAGTGCGCCAAGCCTGGAACGCTGACCTCGCTCGATCAAACGACGCTGCCTCATCGTCTCGTGCGAAGCGGGCATCTCGTGCAGAATGTTCCGCACGTTAGCCCAACAGTTATTCCCCCAGCTACAGTTACGGATGGCGGAAGCGCTACCGGCATCTCAACAGTTCCTTGGACTCTTACAACTCCAGGTGACGTGTCGATCCCTGCTGGCACCCGTGCGTCTATTCGCGATCACAATGCTGGCGTGAAACTCACGCTCGCCAATGCTGCGACTCGGCTCACGGTTCCCTACACCATCGACACAGCGTTGATGGGGGCGGACACCATTGCCACGGTTACATTTTATAAGAACAGCGTCTCTCAAGGTGTAAAAACACACACTGGTGGAGGCGGCAAGCCGTTCATTATGCCTCCGGTCATTCCTGGCACAGATTTCGGAACCGGCGATCTCACGCTATTGCGTCCCACCACAAAGGGTGAAGGCGCTGGAAGCTTTGACATTGCAGGAGCGTTCGCTACAAACGATGTGATTGAGATGAAGCTCACCTATTCTGGTGGTGCAACTCCCGATCAATACCGGCGAGCATACTTCACGCCGGGAGATTTGACAGTCATCGCTACCGGCAGGCGTGTCATTCGTTTCAATGCTACGGATACATTCCCCATTGGTGCAACCGTTACTGCTACAGTAGACGGCAACGTTTTCAACTACAACGTGACTGGCTCACCAAAGACTGGTACTGAGGTGGCTGCTGCGCTTCAGGCATCCATTGATGCTCACGGGGCGCTCATCGCTGTACTCGGCACTCCTACGTCGTGGATCATCGTCAGCAACACCAGCAACACAATTCCGACGATTGCCATGACGATCACGTTTTCTGATCCTACTGTGTTCAACAACCCAACGCTTTCGTTGGTCACGAATGAACACAACGGGCGCACGCTGAAGAACCTGACAGATAGATCGCAGGGAATCGTCCAGTCGAACACGGCGCAGACCATAACGGTTGATGCCTTGACTGGTGGCGTAGACAACAAGTTCAAATCTGGCGACCTCATTGAGATTATCGGTTCAGGGAAGTACTTCATCTTTGAACCTTGTCCGTGGAATGATAGGGCAGCAGGCGACGTTGATGTTGTTCCATTCCCTTCCTTCATTGACAACGTAATCAGCGATGTGGCGTTCTATCAGAATCGCCTCGTGTTCACTTCAGGCGAGAACGCTGTGTTTTCTTCTGCCGGTGACCTATTCAATTTCTTCAGGTACACGGCGGCACAATTGTTGGCTAATGACGTGATTGACGTAAGAGCATCTCGCAAAGAGGTGGCCCTCTTCCATAGTCTAGTGTTGTGGAATGCCGGTTTGTTTGGCGTTTCGGACAATGGCGTATGGGAAATTTCTGGCGATCCCGTCTTGACCCCAACAACCATTCGAATTGATCTAGTGAACAGCGCGCCCAACACTCCAGGCCCTCGGCCTGTTGTGAACGGCAATGTCATGTACCTCACGCGCGGTAAGGGCGGCTTCACTCAGGTCTCCGAGTTCTTCGTTACCGGAACAACCGGCGAAACTGTTGACTCGGTGAACATCACTGAAGACGTTCCGAAGTACATCAAAGGGAAGCCGCTGGCGGCAGTCGGAGACGATACGCTAGGCTTCTTTGCACTTCTGACGGACGCGGATGGATTAAAGAATCTCTATGTCTATTCCGCGCGCTTTGATAACAACAACGGTAACAAGATTCAATCGTCGTGGAGTAAGTGGGAGTTTTCTACAGGTCTGATGGTTGGGCTGGATATCGTAGACGGCAAACTCGGCGTTATCACTGTTCGGGCAGATGGTGTCTATCTGGAAACCATCGACCTGAACGTGACTCTTGAGTCTCCAACGTCCGACGAAGCGCTGTTATATCTCGATCGGCGTGTCGATCAGACGACGACCGGCGTGTCTTCAGCGTACAGTGCTGGCCCCGATACAACGACGTGGACGATCCCGTTCAACGTAGCTACTGACGGCTCCGAAGGGACGCTGGTGGTGGTCAACCGTGGAACTGGACTCGTGCTGGCGTCATCGCGGCCTGCTGCGAATCAGATTCGTACAACCGGACAGGGCAACCTGACCGGAGCTAGCGTTTATATCGGAGTGCTGTACGAGTTCCGCCAGAAGCCTTCGCGCATCTACTTCCGTCCTAAAGATGAGGTGCCGGAGACTAAAGGGCGGCTCACACTCCGCAACATAGACGTGCTGTATCACGATACCACAGATTTTGATGTCGTGGTCACGCTCGTGGGGCGAAATCCAATCACTTACTCGTTCAGGGTCGCTACACTCGGACTTCCTGCTTCGGGCAAATTGACTGTTCCGATCCTCTCGAAGAACGAGAATGCTACCATCGAGCTTGTCAACTTTTCACCTGGAGTCTGCGCCTTCTCTTCGCTGGATTGGGAGGGAGACTTCTCCATGAGGGACAGACGCATTTGAAATTAGAGATTAGATCAGCGAACCGGGAGGAGGCCATTTGGCTTTCCTCTCGGCTTCGCCCGCTAGATCGACGAGAAGTGGAAATAGCTACAGGACAATCTGCTGAGGAAGTGTTGTTGAAAGCATTTGATATTTCTACTGAGTGCTATTCGCTTCGCTTCAACAACGCAGCTTCCGATCTTGTCGCTCTCTTCGGTATTACACCGGCGGCATCTTTAGTTGCGCGCATCGGCGTCCCTTGGATGCTCTGCACATCTGAAGTTAGTAGAGGAGCTATCGCGATTGCTCGTGAGGCACCGCGCTGGTTGAACAAATGGGCTCGTGAATATGGGCTCCTTCGTAACATCGTGTATCTATGCAATTCCCTTCATGGCCGCTGGCTACATACAGCAGGTTGTCAATTTGACGAACTTGTGCAGATCAACGGTCACCCGTTTCTTCTTTTCTCCTACCAGGAATCTAAGCAGTGTGTGATCCAATCACAATCATCACTGGCGCCTCACTAGCAATTGAGGCTGGCAGCGCCGCTGCGAATGCCTCGGCGCAGAACAAAGCGTCGAAGGCAAATAAGAAGGCTGCTCAGCAGGCGATGCAGGACACCTGGAAAGACATCTCTCTTAGAGAAGTTCAAGAGCAGGACGCCACCTCACTCACCATCATGCAGGCAGACAGACAGGCGCGTTCGGCAGATGCCATCGCTCGTGTCTCAGCAGGCGAAGCTGGTGTTTCGGGGGCCAGTGTTGATGCTCTCATCGGGGACATTTCGGCACAAGCGTCCACATTTAAGGTGACGCAAGAGCGAAATCTCGACATGACCATCTCTCAGCTACAGCGAGAGAAGATCGCCGCAAAGAGTGCAGCACAGAATCGCATTAACGCAGCACCTCGTGCCAATCCATTCGCAACAGGGCTTCAGATCGTTAGTGCAGGTGTGAACTTCGCCAACACTATTGTTTCCAGAAAGCCTTCCAAAGGATAACGGATGCCTCGTCAAAGACTACAAGTAGACAGCGGCATCTCGCCTGCGGGCTTGAAGCCAGTCGCCTCACCAGTGGACACCTTCGTCAAAACTGACGAGGGCAGGAAGCTCGAACAGCTTGCTCAGGGTCTCGCGCAGTTGTCTCCCGCTCTCGGGCGCTTTAGCGATACGCTTGCCAAGCGCAGCGCCGAAGAGAATTTCGCTGCCGGTCAGAAGAAGGCGCGGGAGTTAGCTCAGAGCGCGAAGAGTTTCAAAGAGGCAATTCGGAGCGGAATGATTACGCCGAATCAGTCTCCGTGGTTCATGGCCGGTCTGCGCGAACAGTTTGGTCGTCTCGCTGCTGACAGGATGAACTTTGAGATGATGGTCGCTGCGGCTCAGGATGAGACGCTACAGACTACTACCGACCCTGCTGACTTTGATGCATTCGCACAAAAGTTCACTCAGCAGTGGCAAGAAACAAATCTCAACGAAGAGGATCGTGACGCTCACTTCGAGCAGGGCTTCGGTTCAAAGACCGATGCCTACCTTGCAGATCAGCAGCGGCAATTCGCTGCACAGCTTGCTGGTCGTGTCGTTCGATTCGCAGGCGATGGTCACTTCGCTGAAGTACTGAATAGCATACTCGTCGAGCAGGGTCGTCCTGTCGATGTTACGGCAATGGGCGCGAGTATCACTGGCCTCAATGACGCTGCCGTTGCCCGTGGCATGGGTGGCGATCTTGTCAATCAGATGACAATTGATGCTGTCGTTGCTGCTGCCAAACTGTATAACGATGATTCAATCTTGCACATCCTTGAACACACTCGTGGTGGCAAAGCCGACAATCGTGGCAATCGCCCATTCCTTAGTAACACTCGCTACGGTGCAAAAGCGATTGAAGATGCACAGAATGAAATTGCGTCAGACAATCAGGCGCAGAACAGCCGCAATTACGAGGCACAGCAGCGTGCGAAGCAGGGGGAAGTAGACACCATCATTGGACAAGCGGTGGCGGCGCTCGATCAGTCTCGCGATCCGCATAGCGTTGATCTCAAGGCGTTGCGTGCAGCAATGACTGCTGTAGCTCCTGAGAAGGTACCGCTTCTTCATCAGCTTCAAGATGCTTGGAGCGACAGGACGCTCACTGACGATCCTCTTCAAGTCGCCAGCGCATTTCGGCGTGTCTACACTCCTAATGAAGGGGAGCACGCCACGAGCTTGGAAGATGCATCTGCGCTTCTCGCCGATCGAGGCATCAGCGTCACGACCTATCGCGGGCTGGTGAATGAAATCATTCAGCGCGATACCACTGGCGGCACTAACCGTTTCGTCAATGACCCGCTATACAAAGAAGGTCGAAGCCAGATTCGCAGAATGTTTCAAGTGGAATTTGGTGGCATCGGGGATAACCCGATCATGGCGCAACGTGCTGAGGAAGCAGTAGATGAGTTTTCCATGCGATACACTCAGTGGCGCAACGGTCCTGGTAAGGATGCTTCAAACACAGAAGCGCTTCAATGGGTTCACGATGCGCGAATTGAGGTATTCCGGGCCAAGTCAGAATCAAGAACGATTCAAGAGTTCGATAAGCTTCCCGAAGCCAACATGAATGGCCCGCAACGTCCTGATCCAGCAAAACAGCTAGTCACTGACATCAGTAATATTCGATTCTTAGAAGCGGAAATTGAACAAATTGGTCAGGGGCGGCGTGGCGCGTTTTCACCACAGGCTCTTTCAATTCTTCAATACGCAGGCATTCCGCCGACGAAAGAAGCTGTTGCAGCATTCATACAGCAACAGCGGAAGTTAATCCCAATCTTCATTCCGCCTGATTCAATTCCTAACTAACGCCCTGCGGGGCTTTGAAGGACACCAGTGAGCAATCCGATTCAACAGCCCACCGGAGGTGCGCCTCCGAAACGGCAACAGCCAGTCACCGACTGGTCGCAAGCATCACCTGAAGATTACAACGCGGCGTTGATGCAGTCTTTTCAGAGCGATAGTGCTTCAACTCCACAGACCGATCAGCAGCAGTCGCCCACGACGCCGATTCACGGCTTCTGGCACCGGCTGCTCTTTGGTGCTGAAGGAACCGCACGCTCAGCTGAGATTAAGCACGCCGTAGGTCGTGGTCTCGCAGGCGCAGCAAACAGTATTTCCCGCGCTGCCTTTGAGTTCGGCTCATTCGTCAGTCGCCATGCCAGTGTTCCTGGTTCAAGACCGGGAGGTCTAAACATTGGTGAATTTATTCAGCCGGGATTCAACGCTGCTTATGATGAAGCGGGTGGGGCGCGCGGCTTCATGGCCGATGAGAACACAGACATTGTAACAGAAGACGAGATGCTCGCTGCTTACGGCAAACGTAGTGACGATCCTCTCGCCAGTTTCACTGAAAGCGCTACGCAGTTCGTTGCTGGAATGGTACTCACAGGCGGAGGTGCTGGTGGTCCTGGTATCATAGTGAGAGGGGCTCTTTCTGACGCTATCGCTTTCAATCCCTACGAAGCGCAGCTTGCTGAACTTGTTGCTCGTGCTCCCAACTGGACAGGTGTAGGACTACTCGGAAAACTCCTTAGCGTAAAAGGAGATGATGGCGCTTTAGTTGCCCGCATCAAACGGTCAGCGGCTGGGGCTATTTCTGGTGCCGTGCTCGACGGGCTCATTTCTAGTGTTCGTTGGATACGTGCCAATCGAGTTTTAGCTCTTGAGTCCGGTTTATCTGCTGAAGCTCGGGCTGCACAGCAAGAAGTTGTCGATCAATCCCGGCGTGTTATGGAGCGGTTTACTGAAGGACAGCATGTTGCTGAAGGTCAGCACGTCACTGTTAATCCGACAGGAGATGGTCACTTCGCTCTTGGTGTCAATCCCAAGTCTCCGATTGTTGCTGGTCTTGGCAGAGCAGAAGCGCGTCGGCTTGCAGAGTTCGATGCCCTTGGTAATGAGGCGCGTGATCTTTCGCTCATTCCCGCAGCGCAGCGCACCCCAGAACAAACGGCGCGGCTTGCTGAGGTGGGCAAGCTAAAGCAGCAATACACTGACTTGCTCACTGAGCCAGCAAACGGTGGCGGACGGCCAGTTGAAGGCGCTCCTGCTCGTACTATAACCCCTGATGAAATCATGGCTCGGCATCGCGAAGTGGCGACTACCGATTCTAAGGTTGCTCAGAATTTTCTCAACGAGAGCGGCGTCAAGTCTACTAGTCGTGCAGAATTGGAAACACAGGCTGCTGTGATGAACGACGCACTCGATGCTCGTATTCGGACCAACGGCGGTGTTTCTTCAGCAGAACTTGCTCAACATCAACAGTTTGCAAAAGACTTGTTTGCTGTCAACACGCCGGAAGAAATTGCTGCGCGTGCAGAGACAGCCAATTTCAATCTGTCGTATTACGCCTCGCAGCCCGAAGTGATGGCGCAGATTGAAGCCATCTCGAAACAATTTCGTTCTGCGATGGATGAAGCACAGGGTCGCCCTGGTGGCGTACCTGTGGAAGAATCTATCCGCATTGCCCGCGAAGCTATTGGTGGCCTGACGGAGCGTGAAGCTCCTGCCGTCATCAGGGCAAAGTTAAGAACGACTGAAGACCTTCATGCGTGGCTCCTCGCCAGTGATATGGTAATGCGCGGCATGGGCAAGAGACTTGCCAGGATGTCTGAGCTTCTCGATGCGCGACCACACGATGTGATAGCACATGAGGAAGCCAGGATTGCGCTGGAGAACTTCTACAACACTACACGCGAAATTGCAGGTGCTAACAGTGAAGTCGGACGCTCACTTCGTATTTTGCAAGAGCGCTCGTCTGCATCAGTGCTTTCTAAACCCATCAGGTTCAAAACAGAAGGCACGACGGCTGCGGCGAAACCCAAAGCTAAAACTCCCACTAAAGCTCCTGCTGAACCGGTGCAAATCACTGCCGGTATGTCTCATCGTGAGATCGCCGCGCAAGCTCGTATGATTCGCATGGCTGATGGTGCTCCCCGCGACATCTTCGCGGTTGGACACGCTGCTCAAGTCATCAAGAATACAGGCAAGTTGAGTCAGGCGTTTGAATTGTTTGCAAACTTCTTACTCTCTGGCCCGCGTACTGTTCAAACCGTCTTCGCATCGGGCGCGGGGCTCAACATCTTCGAGCCATCCGTCAGAATGCTGGCCGGTGCTGCTACAGGTAATCGAGCGTTGTTCCGTGAAGGCGCAGATATCATGTGGGGCAACTTCAAGTACATCTCGGACAACATTAAGGGCATGAGAATGTCCCTCAATGCTGGCCGCAGCATCATCAATCCGCAACCGCAGCACATCGCTATCGGCGGCGTCACTGGTGATGTCGTTCGTATTCCTGGCCGCGTTCTCGGTGCGGCAGATGAGTTTTCTCGTCTCACTGCGTACAGAGCCTTTGTGCGTGCCAAGTCTTTACGACTCGGGCGTGAACAGGGACTCACAGGTGCAGCGCTGGAGGAGCGTGTTGCTGAAGACCTTCGGGCTTCATTCGATACAGAGACCGGCATCGCCACGCTTCCCGAAGCACTGAGATATGCAGAGGTGCCAACGATGGCCGCTCCTCTGGGACGTGAAACGTTTGGTGGCGGGTTTCAGACTTTTGTGAACAACCACCTCGAAGCGCGCTTCATTGCGCCCTTCGTGAAGGCGTCGGTCAACATCTTCCGATACGTCCACAAGAGTATCCCAGGCCTCAACCTCCTGAATCGCGAGGTGCGTGAAGCGCTGGCGCGAGGTGGAGAAGAGGCAGCAATTATTCACACTCGTTCGGCTGTTGCAGGTTCGCTCTATGCCTTCGGTCTCTACCAAGCGTCTGCTGGTAACCTCACCGGGCGCGGCCCGTCTGATCCAGACCTTCGGCGTTTGTGGCTTGGCAACACTGCTGAAGGTAAAGGTCGCCAGCCATACTCTATCAGAGTCGGCGGGAAGTGGATCAGCTATGCTCGTCTCGATCCGCTAGCTATGCCGCTCGGTTTGATGGCCGATCTCAGCACGATCATTCACGAGTCAGATGAGAAGGCGGCAGAGCCTACGGACATGGCTTACGCGACGGTTTCGGCATTGTTCTATAATCTGTCGAGTAAATCATACCTCTCAGGCATCACGCAGTTCTCTGAGGCGTGGGGCAGCAATGATCCGCACGCGACAGCACGCTGGATGCAGAATTTCGCAGCCAACGCCGCTGTGCCGCAGTTGGCAAACTCGCTGAATCCCGATGATGTCTACCGCGATGTGCGGAGCATGTCGGATGCGATTATTTCGCGTATACCTGGGTGGAGCACGACGCTCGATCCTCGGTTCGACATCTTCGGTGAACCGATGATGAAAACTCCTGGGCTGTTGAATCGCAATCAGATTCTCACAGCGAAGGACACAGGCCGCTCAGTAGAAGACGATCTTCTGACCCTCGGTCACGGGCTGTCTCCGCTGACTCCGAAGATTGAAGGCGGTCTCATCAACCTTCAGAATCGCAATACGTTCGACAATGGTACAGGTAAATCACCATTTATCAGAATGATGGAGTTAATCCGTCGTCCTGCAGCTGGTGGCCCGTCGTTGCGCGAGGCCATGAACGAGCTTGTACGGTCGTCAACGTGGCAGGAAGCCAGCGATGGCACGTCCCTGTTCCCCGGTGGGGAGCGGTGGATTCGTGCTGCCGCCTTGAAGAACAAGTATGAAAGTCGTGCGTTGAGGCAAGTGATGGACGAGTACCCGAAACTGATGAATCAAATTCGAGCCGTCCGGAGAATGCGCGGCGCAGCAATCACGAGCGGCGAATCTGGTGTTCAGCAGGTTGAACAACTGTTCGGCGTCTCTCCCAGGTAAAAACTTTGGTGTGCGGAGTCGGATAGGAGCAACCGCAGCTTTCGGGCCGCGCCTCAGTAAAGGCCCGCACACCATTTCTTCCTTCCCTCTATGAGCAACGAAACAGAACTCGAACTACAGCGGTCAGTCGGTCGCATGGAAACAAAGCTCGATGCGCTCATCCATGAAGTCCGAACATCTAACGCCAGACACACCAGTGTTGGCGCGGCCTTCTCGAAACGCATCGGCAAGCTAGAGAAGTGGCAGAACCGTTTGATCGCTGGAGGTACAGCGCTTATGGCGGCTGTTGGTCTTCTCTTCAAGTACTTCACAGTTCACAGCAGATAAGGAAACTCTCTCATGGCTGAAGACTACACACCGCTAACTCCGGAGCAGCAAACCGCACTCGCAGAACGGCTCCAGACGAAGTGGCTCCAGCGCATGGAGAAGCTTCTCGACAGCGGTGAAGCGACCGCGACGGATATGGCAACCTTGTCCCGCGTGCTTCTCCAGAACGGGTGGTCGCTCGATCCTAAGCAGCTTCCGCAGGCCCTTCGTGACAAACTCACCTCGAATGTTTCACCCGAGGAGCTTGAAGACGACGGCATCCTGCCAATCCGCAGGAACGCCTAGTGTACACCAAGGAAGAAATCGAAGCCGCAGGACTCGATGACTTCAGAGTCTTTTTGCGGCAGGTATGGGATTTCCTGGGGCTCCCACCGCCCACGCCAGTGCAGAACGACATCGCTTGGCACCTTCAGCATGGAGATCGTCGTCTCGTTATCGAAGCATTCCGTGGTGTCGGCAAGTCGTGGATCACCGTCGCCTACGTCCTGTGGTGCCTGTTTTTAGACCCGCAGGAAAAGATCATGGTGGTATCGGCTTCGCAGGAGTTGGCGGACAACTTCTCGAAGTTCTGCAAACAGTTGATTCGAGAGATGCCGTTGCTTCAACACCTCGCTCCTCGCCAGGGCCAACGCGATAGCGCCATCTCATTTGATGTCGGCCCTGCAACGCCCTCCAAAGACCCCTCGGTCAAGAGCGTTGGTATCACCGGCCAGCTTACAGGCTCTCGTGCTAGCCTGATCGTCCCTGATGACGTAGAGGTGCCGAAGAACTCACAGTCACATCTGCTGCGAGAGCGTCTGTCAGAACTCGTCAAGGAGTTCGACGCTGTTCTCAAACCTGGAGGCCGGATTCGTTACCTCGGTACTCCGCAAGCAGAGGCATCCCTCTATAACAGGCTACCAGGACGCGGCTACACTGTCATCGTTTGGCCGATTCGCGTCCCTGAGCGCGTTGACCTGTATCACGGACGGCTCTCGCCGTTCGTACAGAAGTTCATCGACCAGGGTGTTCCAGCGAATACGCCCATCGAACCGAAGCGTTTTCCTGAGTCTGAAATCAGCGAGCGCATGGCGTCCTACGGTCTCACAGGCTTCGCGCTCCAGTTCATGCTGGACACGAACCCCTCTGACACCGAGAAGCACCCGCTCAAAACGCACGATCTCATCATTCACGACTGCGATCTCGACATGGGACATGTCAAGCTTGTGTGGGGTGGGGATCGCACACTGGTGCTCCAAGACCTTCAGAGTGGCGGCTTCGACGGAGACTACTACGTCAAGTACGCCTGGAAGAGCGAGGAGATGGCGAAGTACACAGGCACCGTCATGGCTATCGACCCTTCAGGGCGCGGCCAGGACGAGACCTCCTATGCCATCGTGAAGACCCTCCACGGAATGCTCTACCTCGTAGATGTCGGCGGCTTCATCTCCGGCTTCTCTGAAGCCACGCTCTCTGCTCTCGCTACTCGGGCCATTCGGCATCATGTCAATTATCTCATTGACGAGCCAAACTATGGCGGCGGAATGTTCCGTCAGTTGCTCAAGCCCGTGATGTCGAAGATCGCGGAGGATGCTCGGCTTCGCACAGAAGACCCCGATCCTAACGCTCGCCCGCCAATGTTCGACGAGGAGTGGAGTGGATGGGCTAGTACACAGAAGGAGATGCGAATTCTCGACACGCTAGAGCCTCTCGTGCAATCGCACAGGCTCGTAGTGGATCGCAAGGTCATCGAGCGCGATACCGCAGTGCAGCAGGACAAGTCGCAGTACTCCTTCATCCAGCAGTTCACACGCATGGCTCGCATCAAGGGCTGTCTTCCCCACGAAGATCGACTTGAAGCTGTGAGCATGGCGTGTGGCTACTGGATCGAGCGCATGAGGATCGACAAAGACAAGGCGCTGAAGACGCACAAAGAATCGTTGATAGATGAAGAGCTTCGCAAGTTCATGGAAGGTACGTTGAAGAGTTCGATACACTTCGGCGGGCCAACAACCAATTCTCCTCGCTGGTCGAAGCGTCGGTAAACCTCACTTCACTTAGAGAAAGTAACTAGATGTCGAAGACGCCCCGAACAGACGATCTCCTTCAGAGCCATCCAGGGGAACCGTACACATACCTGACCCCGCTCGCGCGGGTTGAAGAGAAAGACCTTCAAGGCAGCATTCCTGATGGTGCCGTGAGTTTGGCCGATCTTATTGTCGGGGCAGATGGAACGTTCATCAAGACCGTTGGTGCTGCGGCGGTGTGGACCCTGATTACAGCAGCGGATATCACATCTGGCAATCTGGCCTATGCGCGTCTTCCTACCGGCGGCGGCACTTGGGCCAACGGGGGTGCGCTTTCCATAACGGGCGGTATCACGACTGTTGCTGGACTTTCCAGCACCGCTAACGTTGCAGTTTCCACTGCGGGTGGTTCAGATGGTCTTTCGCTTTCTAGGCCTGTTGCGACACCGGGGGGAATCAATTTTGCCACTTCTGGCTCTAATCGGTGGGGCATTTACGTCACTGAAGCTGCGGAAAGCGGTTCTGATGCTGGTTCCAACTTTCGTATTCGTGCTAGAACAGATGCAGGCGCATTCCTAGACGACCCGATCACCGTCGTGCGCGCGGCGGGGGGCGCTATTGCTCTTGGTAGTGCTGGTGGCCGCTCTGTTGTCGTTGGAGTAGACCCCGGTAACAGTGAAACAGTTCGTATCGGCGGAACCGTTCGCATTGGTAATACAAATTCGGGACCATTCACAGGTTCCGGCATTGTAATTGCTCACACAGCAGCGAGTGGTGCAAACATTAACTTGAGTGCCGGTGGTCGTATTGACTTTGTGTTCAACGACTCGGCAGCAGCAGCGGATGCCAAACGTTGGGACATTAGCGTAGATGGAGTGGGCGGGCCTAACTCTTTCTCACTAGTAACTCGTAACGATGCGGGCGCAGCCGGAGATCAAGCCCTTCAAGCAATCCGCAGTGCAAACGCCCTCACATCACTGACGCTCATGGGCAATCGTGCGACCTTCTCGACTACAGTCTTCTCGCCAGTGAACGCAGGTGGACTGACGCTCGGTGCGTCTGCGGCCCGTTGGGGCAAGCTGTGGGGACAGGATGCGGACTTTTCGCTCGACGTGAAAATGGACGTGCTCGGCACGTTCGACCACACAGGCACTCGCTTCTCAACCGGCGCTGGTCCCGTAGCAGACGACATCATGTCATGGCACGGTAGCGCAGGGAAATGGCGTCCCAGGTTCTTGCAGACGCAGTTTACCTCCGGCGCAGCAGTCTCGCAGAACAACACCGATGGGACGTTCGCAACGTTTTTCAATTCGAACCCCTCGCTGTCGGGCGCTCCGAGTAATCCGAGTGTAGCTCCAGTTGTTACAGCGATGTACAAGTCAACGTTGATTGATATGTCGGCGTATGTGCTCGGTGGAACGCAGGTTTATGTCCTCGACTACAGCGTGAATGGCGGCGGATACACAACTGATCGCATCATCACAACATCAGCCAAGGTCATCCACTCATCGCTCGATCCGACGAAGACCTACGCATACAAGTACAAAATTCGCGGCGGCAGCGACTCGTCTTACAGCCCTGCATCTAGCGCGATCAACCCTAGTACAGCAACTGAGGCGAATGCTTTTGGCCTTATCGTGGCGAGCCAGATTGCAACTGCATACCTCTCGTCAATCAACGCCAACATCGGCTCGATTACTGCGGGACAGCTAATCTCTGGAGATGGAAAGAGTCTTCTCCAGCTTGACAGTTCGTTCTCTGTTCCTGGCGCAGTGACGCA